GCTACTGGTCTACCAACGATGGCTACACCAACTAATTTATTATCTTTATAAGCACAAATAGAAAATTTACACCCCACAACTCTTTTAGAGTGTCTATGAAATAATTTAACATACTCATTTGCTTGTTTAAGAGTGCAAGGTCTTACGTTCATACGGTTTGGGTCCTTAGTATATTTATGTATATTGCTTTGTAAAGCCTCGCGCCAGCGTGTGCTGGGGAACTTTGCGTGGTTTTTTGTAGATTTTTACAGGTTGAAGAAATTAATTTGGATTGAGCCTTGCATACACCAATGGCGCGATAGGGCGCGCCATTGGTTGTTCATATATTGTTTAATTGCCGAGTTGACTAATTAAACTAGAGAACTTGTTAATTATGTTTTGCTTAAACTCATCAACGACTTGGTTGCCTTGATTTTCTAATATATGTTTCTCTACTTCACCTTGTAGAAGTTGAAACATAATCTCGTAGTTGAGTTGTTTCTTGCCGTCAACAGTAATATGCAAGTCGCTTTGTGGTGTTGGTTGATTGTTGTTCACTCTCTCACTCAACACTTGTGCTATATTGATTAAGTGATTATTAGGCATTATCACCACCAATCGCTTTGTACTCGCTATATTCTATTTCAGTACAGAACTTATTGAATAAATCATTATGAGCAATTTTAAAGTTTGCGGTTTCAAACTTCTTCCTCTTACGATTTATCTTTTGAACTCCAAAATTATTTCCTTGTTCATCTTGAACAATAATTAAATTTTGGTTTGTTCTCTCAAAGACATCAACAAGATTTTGTTTCATTGTGTCAATCTCTTTATTGAGCCTATTTGCTTTTAGCTTTAATTGAGCATAAGCAATAACTACTTTTTTTTCGTCTTGCTTTAGCCTTTTTATTGCATTTGTCATATATACTCCTTTTTGTTATTTGACAAAGGTATCTTATCAAATCCCACTTTTAATGCAATAGGTTTTTTTTTAATTTTTTTTCTATTGTTTCATCTACAACTGTAAGTTGTGCGCCTAATTTATCAGCTAATTTTTGCATCTGCCCCAGCATCTCCCGTTCTGCATTTATAGCCTTTTGTTGTTGCTTCTTTTTCCGAGACTGCGCGAGCGACATTTGTCGCTCTGCGCTACCTTTTTTCTTACCACCAACACTCATAAAAAACTTTCCAACCCTGCGAGATTGCTTCTTTGGCTTCCTTACAGAATTTCAAATCGTAGGCTTTCATATCTTCCTGCTCACCTTCCCACGTGTAACTATCTTGACCGAAGAAGAAACCACCACACTCTGGCAACGTGCGAGTTCTTACTTGTTCCTCTAACATATCCAAATCCTCTTTGGTTAAGTACAACGGAACACAGTTGAATTCATTCCAACCATTATTATGCACTTTGTCTTTCTCTGGAGTTTTGGCTTCCCACAACTCCTGCATAAATCCCTGAAGTCGGTTATGCTTTCGCCAATCGGCAATCTGTATAACGTCTGCTTCTTCTCTTTTTTCATTTGGTTTAAATTGTTCGCCCTTGTGTTTAAAGGCATACATATCTAGTCCCATNTTTGCTCCTTTGTTAGTTTATGCCTAGTGGGAAGTCGACTTTGTTTAAACGCAAGTTTCCCACTAGGCTCTTCATCTTATCAAATCCCATTGATAAGTCAAACTCTATCTTTTAGAATAGTTCTAAACTAGCAATCCACAATCCGTGTCCTCTGCTGGGGGAGCCCACACCATCTGCCTGGCAACAGCTTACCAGTTCCTTAAGAAACGAGCGAGGTTACCAATAATAACGCGAGCACGAGCATCAGCGTAGTCGCTCTTGGGAATATTATCCACAATACTAGTAAGGTACCAATTGTGGTTACCACGAGTTCACCTCCATCCAGCTTGTGATGCCAGTGCCGTGGCCACCGGTAACGAGAACTGTAGCCCGAGATACCGAGAAGTTCATGTTATTCACTGATGACCTCATACTTCATCCAGCCATCCATGGCCTCAACGCCTTTCAGGAATGCATCCTTCTCTGCAGCGGTATCGAAGGTATACGTCTTCGTCTCCTGCTGTTCTTGACCCCACGCAATCGTAAGCTTGTGCTTCCCAATATTATGGAACTCCTCTAGATCTTTATCGTCCATCATATCTTTTCCTTTGTTAAGGGATCAGTCTTAGCCGCAGGTCCTACGCCATTGCTGGTCTTACAAGTTAGTCAAGGTTCGACTGATCCGTTGAAACAGCTTACACTTTCTCCAAGCTGTTCAGGTCCATAAATAAGACAGCGTGGGAGATAAGTCAAGAACTTTCTACACACCGTGGTCAGAGCTGCCTGGAAGCTGTTCTGTAAGCTGTGCTACGGGTTAATTTTCCTAGCTTTTACACGAGGTTTACCATCAGTTCCTTCACCTGCAGGTAACCCAGTAACTAACAAAAAGGATAAAAAAACTGGGTTACCAGCACGAGAACGAGGGTGACGCTCTGGACAGCTTGCGTCTGCCTTCGGGATGCCATCGGTCAACGAAACGTTGACCGAGAACGAGAACGAGAACGAGAACGAGGGCTTCCCACGAGATCACGCCGCTCCCGCAGGATGGTCTCCAGAGCATCCTGGACCAGTGGCCATTGTACGGGAAACGAGAACGAGCGAACGGGATCCAGTGAACGGGGATCTGTAAACACGGACACCGGTCTGTAAAGTTCTAANCGTCTCTCCGAGAGGGCTTCGCCCAAGTTTTCGTATAGTATAAATACTACACCACCTGCTTTTACGTACTTGTTTATCCAAACTACTTGCCACTTATTTAGTGGCGGAAAACTGATCTTATCTGATTTTAATTCTATCCAAAATATATTGCTATCTAATACTCCATGAACATCTGGTATTCCGTTAATTGTGCTAGATTCTATGCGTGTTAAAAAGCATTTAGTCAGTCCCTTTTTAACTTTATTCCACAACAAACTTTCAGGATTTTTTGCCATTATTTTTGAGTCAGTTTTTTAATAGAAACAATAACTGAATTAGGTATGATTGTTGTATTACCAATCTCATCAATCTTACCCTGACTTGTTTCAGAATAGTCTCCAAATATTCTTGTTACACCTTTAGACTGACTCAGTAGATGTCCTTTTGTTACACATAGTGGTAGTTCACTCTGAAGGCAGTTAGAAATACTTTGCCATGAGCTGTCGGAGCAAATATCTTTCCATTCAACCGAGACTAATGGATATCTTTCTTGCCAAGTCTTAGCTTTTTTATTTACTGTAATCTTTCGTTTCAACACTTACTACTCCAATTGATGTGTTTAAATGAGAATTATGTTTCTCATTAAACTTTTTAATAAATACAGACCAACTAGCTTTACGAATCAGTTGTGTCGACTTCGATGGTTTTCGCATTGTACCCATCGATTTTGTTTGAAAGCTCTTTGAGTTTTTCTTCAAGCTGTTCACGTGACATACCCTCCAGACCAGTTACTCTAACTTCTTTTCTATCAATAAACGCACCTGCTAACTGACCAGATCTATACTCAGCATTAATGGCTGCAGCATACTGATCTTTCTTTTCTGCCTTATCAGCAAGTCTTTCAAATCTTTTAAATCTTCTAAGGTTGTCACCTTCATACATTTTAATTTCTTTTTCAAACCTCTTGTCAAAATACTTTGCAACATGTGGGTTATGTTTTCTTGATAATAATCTAGATGCAATCACACTATAATCATTTTCGTTCTTACATACATAACCAGCCCTTTTGAGTGCTTCAGCTTGTGTAATTGTACCCCAATCTTTAACATACACCTCAACAAACATCTTTTGTTTTGGAGTCAGGTCTAGATCTGTTCTTAGTTCCTTTTTTTTAAGTCCCATTATTCTTTATTCCATTTATACAGTAACATTATTGCAACACCTAAACATAGGGTTGTATAACTAATACTTAGTAATATTTCTATAAGCATTTTTTCTATTATATAGATTATTTCATCGAAAAGTAACTACCCAAAAAACATTCGATAACGTTACCGCAAGACGTGTCCCTGAGGGACACCATAGGGACACCAGAGGGACACCACTAAAATAGACTATTATCATTGGTATATCTAACTAATAGACCGATAGGGACAGCAGGGACACCTATTTTACCCCTTGGGGTATTTTATTTTGATTAGAGGT